CGTCCCACGAGGGGCAGGACGTAAAATAAAGCCCCTCCGCAATTATTTCCCAAATCTGGTACGTGGGACGTTCATTCCATCCATTCCTGGGTGTAACGCGGTGACTCGACATCGTTTTACAGCCGGAAGTGGCGCGAATGCCCGACGTCTCCAATGCCGCGGTGATGAACCAGCTGCGCCAGAGCGGCCCAGGCGGCAATGGCCCGATGGGCGCTGGTGCCGGCGGCCCGGGTGGGCTGGCCTCGTCCACGCCGCCGATGACCGCGCCGATGAGCACGCCCGAGCCGCAGGCCGGCGGGATCGAGAAAGCCAAGATCAAGGTCAACCAGGCGCTCGACCTGCTCGAATTGACGCTCCCCGATCTCGGCTCCGAGAGCCCTGACGGCCAGGCGGTCCTCGCCGCGATCAAAACACTGCACCGCATCATCGGGCAGAAGCGCGCCCAGACCGACGAGCTCCAGCCGACCGAAATTCGCAACCTCGTGCAGAATTTGCCGCATGGCGGCGGGGCTCCTCCAGGCCTCGGCGCGATGGCCGGCCAACCGCAGATTCCAGGTCTTGGCGGTTCCTCTCCGATGCCTGGAGCGCCGCCTGCATCACCCCCATCCCCCATGGGCGGCGCACCCACACCACCACCGCCGGGGGGAGCACCCCCGTCACCACTAGGAGGCATGTAATGGCAGAGGGCCTTTTTAAGCCGAGGGGCGCGCAGACCGTGCGCCGGCCGACCGACAACACGCAGCAGAACGGGCGCGTCATCAACCCGCCACGCCTCGCGCAACTCGGCGGCCTCTCGTCGACCAGCAAGGCGATGAGCAAGAACAACATGGGGATCAAGCGGCCCGGCGACGGCCAGAAGATCATCTGAGATGGCGAATCTCGAGGACTACTCCCAAGAGGCGCGCGACGAGCTCGCCAAGCTGGCGCTCGAATTGTCGGAGCACATGGAAACCCGGCCGACCATGCTGCGGATGACCCGCAAGGTCCGGCCGAACATGCCGATCCCCGAGATCGACACCGACGACAAGCTGCAAGCGATCAACGCCCAAGCGGCCAAGCGCATCGACTCGCTCGAATCGAAGCTGCGCGAGCGCGACGCGACCGAGGAGTTGCAGCGCCGCCGCCACAAGCTCGCCGAGCGCTTCGGCTCGGACAATGTCGAGCAGATCGAGAAGATCATGCTCGATAAAGGCATTCAGTCACACGACACCGCGGGCGACTACTTCGACTGGATGCGGCAGGCGCAAGCGCCGACGCCGTCATCCTTCTCGCCCAACGTGATGGACAAGTCGACGAGGGAGGGGCTGAAGAGCTTCTTCACCAATCCGCAACTGCACGCCCGAGAGGTCGCGCATCAGGCGTTGCAGGATTTGAAGAAAGCCAAGCGCTGGGCCTGAAGGGCGAAACAGGGGACCTTTAGGAGAAAGAAATGCCGATTGGCGGCGGATTACTTCCAGGTACTGGCACGACGCAGTATCAGGAGCTTACGTACATCACGAGGCGCGCATTTATCCCAAAAATGGTGGTGCAGATCTACAACAGCACCCCGTTGCTGGCGGCGATGATCGCCAACTCGCAGACCGCGACCGGCGGCGTCTCGAGCGTCACGGCTCCGGTGCAGGGCCAAACTTTTACGAATGCGCAATGGTCCGACTACTCGGGCTCGTTCGCGCAGCCGATCGTGCAGCAAGGCGCGTTCAACGCCGAGTTCAATCTGAAGCTGATGATCTGCCCGGTGCCCTTCCTCGGGATGGAAGGCGCGGTGCAGCAGGATCACGCGATCATTCCGCTGATCGAAGCGCGCATGAACGATGCCACCAACAACATGATGGATGGCATGGCGACGGCGCTTTACAACAACACCACCAACAGCCAGCAGTTCATCGGCCTCCCCGCGGCGATCGATGACGGCACGGGGACCGCGACCTACGGCAACATCACGCGCTCGACCACGGTCAACACCTGGTGGCGCTCGAAGATCTACACGCCGGGCGCGGTCAACCCGACGCGGGCGCTCATCCTGCAGTTCATCTCGGGGACCGTGAAGAACGGCGCGGAAGTGCCGACCTTCGGCCTCTGCGGCTTCGGCACCTGGACCTTGCTGGCGAACGATTACATCGCGCAAGAGACCTACATGATCACGCCGGGCACGGGGTTCGACGAGGGCGAAGGCCCGCGCGCCGCGTTCCGCGCGCTGATGGTCGCGGGCGTGCCGGTCTATGCCGATCCGTACTGCCCCGAAGGCACGGTGTACTTCGTCAACACGAACTACTTGAACCTCTATATTCACGAGGCCGGGTCGTTCGTCTTCACCGGCTTCGAGTCGACCCTGCCGAACTGGCAGATCGGCTACGTCGGCGCGGTGCTGATGATCGCCGAGTTGGTGAACGTCAAGCCCCGGTCGATGACGAAGATCACCGGCCTCAACTCGATTGCGCTGTAAGGAGGGCTGAACCATGGCTGGCTATATCGGCTCTCTCGCCCCGACCAAGATCCTCTTGTCGAGCGGCAACACCAACACCCCGGCGGCCTTCTTCTCCACGACCACGATGTCGGCCAACACCACGGGCAACGTCGTGCCGGTCGGCATGTGGCTGATCCCGTCGACCGCCAACGTGGTGCTGCAAGCCAACAACGGTACAGCGATGGCCAATATCGGCGTGGCGGGCGCGGGCGGCTTCATCATCTCCGACGGCATCAACGTGCAACTGCTGGCCTCGGCCAACGTCGCATCGGTGACGCTGATCGGCATCGACGGCGGCATCCCGATCACCAACACGTTCATCACGTGAGCCGTATCCCATCATCCATCTCATGTGGTTGCGGTCCCCGCTGCATCTGTGTGTGGATGAGCAGGTCCCCTTTCTCATCGGAAGGTGGGAAGGGGGACTGAGCTTCAACGATGAGGAATTATGGCGGCCACGCTGCAAGATTACGTCAACGAATGCCGCTTGCTTTTGCATGATGCAAACGCGAACTTTTACACCAATCCCGAACTGATCTCGCAGATCAACGCCGCCCGCGAGCGGGTGGTGCGCGACACCGGCTGTCTCAGGACGCTGCAGACCACCCAGGTCCCGGCCCCGCCCCCGCCCGGCGGCGGCCCCACGCCCGTGCCGTGGGTAGCCAACGCGCTCGAGAGCGTCGGCACCTTCGTCTTCAGCAACATCTTCACCTATCACGTCGTGCAGGGCGGCACCTCGGGCGCGACCGCGCCGCCTTATCCGGTCGCGACCGCGCAGATCCCGCCCTCGACGCCGTTCGCTGACGGCACGGCGATGCTGCAATATGTGCAGAACGTCGAGATCCTGCCCTACGCGGTGCTGCCCAACTCGCTCTCGACCATCGATGTCCTGGCGATCAACGTCTACTGGGGCAACAGCCGCATCCCGCTGCGCTACCTGCCGTGGCGCGAGTTCAACGCGCAACTGCGCTACTGGCAGAACTACATCGGGCGGCCGGTGTGCTTCTCGGTCTACGGCCAGAGCACGCTCTACCTCGCGCCCGTGCCCGACCAGATCTACCCGATGGAGCTCGACACGGTGATCCTGCCGCAGCCGCTGGTGAACCTCGCGGACCAGGACGTGATCAACGACCCGTTCACCACCGCGGTCGGCTACTACGCCTGCCACAAGGCGAAGTTCAAAGAGCAGTCGTTCGGCGAGAGCGACATCTTCATGCAGAAATACAAGGACCAGATCCAGGCGATCCAAGTCGCCATCATGACCGGCCGCATCCCCAACCCCTACGCGCAGATGTGAGCCATGGCCGTCACCGAACGGGTCAAGCAGTATCACATCGTCAAGTCGTTCAAGGGGCTGAACACCAAGGCCAACCGGACGGCGATCGACCAGAACGAGTTCTCCTGGCTCGAGAACGCGATGCCGATCGGCGACAGCAATCTGCGGATCGTGCCCTACACCTCGGTCGTTTCGACCCTCGCCAGAACGCCGGTCCAGTGGGCCTCGACCACCGCGTATCTGACCTCGGACAACGTCGAGCTCAACGATTACATCTTCTCCTTCGGCACCAGCGGCGGGCTGCAGGCATACAATCTCAATGCCCAGGCGGAGATCACCATCGCCGGCAGCGGCACCTTCGATGCGCGCGGCGCGGAGATCACGCAATGGAAGAACGAGCGCATCATCATCGGCGACCCGACCAAGGGCCTCTTCACCTGGGACGGCAACAACCTCGTCACGATCGGCTCGGTCGGCTTCATCGGCATCGTCACGCCCGGCACCGGCTACACCAGCGCCCCAGCCGTGGTCATCGGCGCGCCCGGCGATCCGCATGGCCAGCAGGCGGTCGGCGAGGCGACCATCTTCGGCAACGGCGTCTCGAGCGTGTTCCTGACCCAGCCCGGCACCGGCTACAGCGCCCCGCCCGCTATCAGCTTCACAGGCGGCGGCGGCTCGGGCGCGACCGCGATCGCCAGCCTCATCACCTTCAAGACCGGCACGGTGCAACTCGTCGTCGCGGCCGGCGGCACCGGCTACACCTCGACCCCGACGATCACCATCTCGGGCGGCGGGGGTTCGGGCGCGGCGGGCACGCCGATCGTCTTCGGCAACTCGATCACGAGCGTCGTGATGACCAACCCCGGCAGCGGCTACACCACGGCACCGACAGCGACGGTCTCGGGCGGCGGCGGCAATGGCGCGGTCCTGACCGCCGTCGTGACGACCGACCCGATCAGCGATGTCGCCACCTTCTCGGGCCGCGTCTGGGTCTCGCAAGGCCGCACCATCACCTTCAGCGCCGCCGGCTCCTACAACGACTTCATCTCGGTCTCGGCGGGCAACTTCATCGCCACCGACACGACCTTGCACGGCAACATCAACGCGCTGCTCGCGGCCAACAACTTCCTCTACTGGTGGGGGGCCGACTCGATCAACGTCTTCAGCGACGTGCAGGTCAACGGCACCACGGGCGCGACCGTCTTCACCAACACCAACATCTCGGCCTCGATCGGCACCGAGCTCGTGCACGCGATCTTTCCTTATTTCCGGTCGATCCTGTTCATGAACCGCTACGGGGTCTACGCGCTGGTGGGCTCGACCACGACCAAGCTGTCGGACGCGCTCGACGGCCTCTTCCCGCTGATCGACTTCACCCAGCCGGTGAATGGCGGGCAGGTGCTGATCTTCAACATCCTCTGCGCCGCGTTCAACTTCTACTACAAGGACCCGGCGCGCGGGACGATCCCGCTGCAGGCCGTGTTCTTCGACAAGAAATGGTTCCTGACCAATCAGGGCGGCATTCGCCTGATGACCAGCGTGCCGTTCGGGGGGTTCATCGAGCTCTACGCGACGCGCGATCCCTTTGCTACCGATCTCGTTCAACTCTACAACGACGGCCTGGCCGGGATTCCCTCGATCATGCAAACGGCCCTGTCGCATATCGGCGATCCGGTCAGGGACAAGCAGGCGCTGAAGTTCGGCCTCGAGATCTCGTCGCCGATCGGCGTCGAGGTCGACGCCACCATCGACTCGGAGACCCGCCAAAGCCCGCCTTACCCGTTCAACACCATCATCGGCTGGGTCAACAACCTCGGCCAGACGATCAACTGGACCAACAATGTCGGGACGGTGATCTACTGGATCGGCGGCTTCGGCTACCAACTGTTCAAGACCGACGCACAGCAGAATGGCAAGTATCTCGGGCTGACGATCACCTCGAACTCGGCGCAGTTCACCCTCAACACGGTCGAGTATGAACTCGAATATGGAGCGCGCTTTTAGATGCCTTCGCTGCCGATCACGGTCCCGAATATATTTGCGAATGCCACCAGCAATATCGCCCTGTCCTTGCTGGATGCGGATTTCGCCACGGTCGCGCAGGCGATCAACGGCATCGGCAACGGCAGCACGCCGCTCACGGGCGTCAGCATCACGGGCGGCACGGTCAGCGGGGCCGATCTCAGCAACGCCGGGCTGACCTTCACCAACTACACGCCGGTCATTACCGGGGGAAGCGGAACGATCGGGAGTTACACAGCAGGCGGCCAATACACCCGGATCGGCCGGCTCGTCTACGTCGTCCTCGACATCTCCATCACCGACGGCGGCAGCGGGGGAATATCGGTCGTCGCCACGCTGCCGATCACCGCCAATCAGGTCGGCGTCATTCCCGGCCGCGAGACCGCCGTCTCGGGCTCGATGCTGCAAGGCTTCATCAGCGGCCCCGGCAACGCCGCCATGCAGATCTTCGACTACAAGAACAGCTATCCCGGCACGACCGGAGCCCGGCTCATCATGTCGGGAACGTATCAAAGCCAATGATCAGGAGTAAGCCATGAGCGTCGGCAACGCTTTCACGCCCACGGGCAACACGGTGGTCTTCACCGCCAACGTCGCCGCGCCAACTGCGGTGCAAGCGCTCTCCTCGAGCCTGGGCGGCGGGCAGTACCGCGTCGTCAACGCGGGCACGTCGGATGTCTATATCGGCAGCGGCCTGACGGCGGCGGCGGCCAATGCGAGCGCGGTGATCATCGGCACCAGCAACGCCGTCACCTTCCTGCTGCTGGGCCGCACGGTCGAGGTGTTGAGCCTCGCGCCGAACTTGTTCTTCACCGGGATCACGGCGGCGGGCGGATCGTCGGTGCTGATCACGCCAGGCGACGGGAGCTGAACCATGACCCTGCGCGCAGTCAGCAGCGGTGCCGCAAGTGGAGGCCAGAATGCTTCCTACATCGCAGGCACCTGGCTCCCTGTCGTGACGGCAAGCGTCACTAACGGAACCCCCGTTTATTCGATCCAAGTCGGTAGTTATGAGATTATCGGGCGTCAAGTCATGGCGCGCTTCACGATTGCGCTCACTGGCTGGGGCGGTACGCCTTCCGGCAGCGTGCAAATTTCTCTGCCCGTACCGTCCATCAATATTTCCAATGAATTTGGCGGCGGCGTCATGGATAACTACACAATCGCTCCCGGTCTTTCTGCTGGTTCGGCGGGCCTGATCGTGTTCATCGCCCCAGGCGGAAGCATCATGACGGTTCAAACAAGCACCATCATCAATACGCCTGCGCTCACGGTCGCGCAATCTGGACTAACGCCAAGCTTTGTCGGCTGGTGCGGGTACCGCGCGAGTTGATCATGGACATGAGCGCGCTGTCATCGGCCGAGTTCGGCAACGTCGAGTCGCTCAACGCCATGCTGTTCGAGAACGGCATGCAGCATCAGCTCTTCCGCGACACGGTGTTCCGTTTGGGCCAGAGCGTGCCTGCCTATCCGCTGATGGAGGCCGATGTCGACAACCTCGACGACTGGCTGATCGCGCATCAGGACGAGCATCAGGCTTATGC